TCTTGACCAGAAACTTCGCATATAATACAACGATAAATACTGTTATAATGAATTAGGAGTAAAAGGCATGGCAAGTCCATATTACACAAAACAACCAGTATATTTAGAAGAGCCCAGCGGTAGATATAATAACATTTTGTCAAATGAGGGGTCTGACAGCACTGATGGTTTAAAAACTTTGTCAAAAGAAGTTCGTGAAGAAATCGCTAAAGGCTTTAAAGGAATTAATACACCAACCAGGCTTAATTTCCCGTTTACTCCTACAATTTCAGTTATTCAAAGTGCAAATTATTCATCGTATGATGTGACTCATAGTAACTTTCAACAACGTGCATTTGATAGTCATACAAATATGGAATTAAACATCACTGCGCCAATGATTGTAAGAAGTGAAGAAGAGGCATTGTATGTTTATAATGCGGCATTGTTTATCAGAAGTGTGATGAAAATGACATGGTTAAAAGATGATGAGCCTGGAATGCCACCACCAATACTAAGATTTAATTCACACGGAATATACGAAAATGTACCGTGTATGATTCGTGACTTTACTTGGAACTTAGACTCAGACATAGATTATGTAGAGATTCCTGACCCAAAGAATAGTAAAAAAATTATTAGAATTCCAGTACAAAATATGTTTGTGTTATCATTGTCAACGACTTATTCACCTAAGAGTGTGAGAGAAAATTTTAGTGTTAAAGATTATCTTGCAGGCAATTTAAAGGACCAAGGTTATGTATAAAGAAAATTCACCATGGAATAGAACGTCCGTTATTGACGGAACGATATTGGATATAATGAAAAAAAGATTTCTCTATAATGATCCATATGACGAAGAATACGAAATACCACAAGAATATGATGAACGACCAGATTTGTGTAGTTATGCAATGTATGGTACTGCGAAATATTGGTGGATATTTGCTCATAGAAATTCAAATATTATGACTGATCCAATCAGAGGATTCACAGCAGGAAAAATTATTAGAATTCCAAGCAAAGATAATATTAGTAAAATGGTGTAATTAGATGGATCAAAGTAAACCAAGTTCTTTAACTGAAATCGTAGAAGCACATACATTTCTCGAAAATCCTCTCGATGAATACGCAAACTATACCTACAACTTAGAATGGTTTGTAGTTGATAGAAGTGCGGATAGAAAATTTCAATTAGAAGAAGCAGGAAACATCCACGATATAGTCAATAATAATTGGCCAAAGATGAGTGATGGTAAAATCATAATAGCAAAAACTGGTGTCACCACAGAATTTAATTTAACAGATTTGAATATAGAATCTGTTGGTGCCGGAAATGCAACAATGAGCAAGATTGCAGGAACAGCCATTAATTTAAATTTCAATATCACACAAGTCGGTGATACAAACTTAGTTGATACTATACAAAATGCAATTGCATTAAGTGGATATCATACCATCAACACTACTACTTTTTATATCAAAATTAATTTTGTAGGATTTGATGTTGACGGTAAAAATCATAAAATATCACAGACAAAAGTTATACCATTTAATATTAATCAATACACTCAACTCCAGACACAATCAGACGCTAGAGGAACTACAACAGTTATTCAAGGAGTTATACTGCCAGACCGAGCAGTAATGGACTTCTCAGTTAGCAGAACAGAAGATGGTTTTGATTATAAAGTAGGAGAGACATTATTTGACACCCTTGATAATTTCGTTAAAAAATTGAATAAAGTTAATAAAGAGGCTCATCCCACACTTGCAGATTCATTACAAAACACTTATTCTATAACCATGTCTGAACAATTTAAAACATTCTTGAGCGATTCATCGAGTATGATGAATCGTGAAGCGTCAATGTCGGGAGTGGGTGAAAATATGAAGAAACAGAGCAAAGGAAAGGGTGAGGCAATAGGCCAAGTGATGGCGGGCATGAACATATATTCTATAGTAGAAGAAATATGTCAAAATGACGAATTAGTCATAAACGAGTTGACTACATCATGGGCAAAATATTCTAAGGTACTAAAAATTACTCCATACTTAGTTCCAAACGAGAATGGATTTAATCCAGTTACAGGAAAAAATGCATATGCTGTTGAGTTTTATATAGACTACGAGAAGAAAATAGTAATTCAAAATATGTTAGATCAGGCTGATAAGGCAACAAAGAGCCGAGCATTGATTTTAGAACTTTTTAAAGACCAACATGTTAATAAGATTTATAATTATCTGTTTACTGGAAAAAATGACCAGGTACTCAATTTCGGTATTACATTAGATCAAGAACTAGTAAAAATATACACAGTGCCAGGTGATTTTTACGCATATGAACATTTTATGAAAGAAGGTCCAGAGGGCGAAAGAATAAGCAAGGCCGCACGAGCAATAATTAATAAGAGTGAAGCAGACCTGAAAAGATTACAAGATTATGAGAAGAGGTTTCTTAACGCGGTTAAAGAACTAGAGAAAAAACAAAGTAAAGAAAAAGATGCGTTTTTGCCACAGTTAGTGAATATGTATAGACAATCTCTGGGAATAACGAATCCACATGCAGATGAAAGTTTCGATGACCGCTTCGGAGGTAAAACCTGGGAAGAGACCTTAGACCAAATAACAGTAGAAGGTGGGATTGGCGCTATGAGCGACCTCAACAAAGCAATCATATTTGAAAACCAAAACAAATGGAAAAAGCAAACGGCAGACGCTAATACAAAATATACTAATGCAAAATCTAACGCTACCGCACAGCAAAAACAAGTAGCACAAGAATATTCAGATGCAATCGCAAGTCATTCTGTAGTAAGTGGAGAGTTTAATTACAACACTGTCGCCAAGCAAAATGCACAGGCGATGGTCCAAAAGATTGCTGGAAAGAAAGAAAAAAACATGATATTAGCAGAAGAGTTAGACGATGACGTTATCTCTAAATTATCTAATGAAGATTATGAAATCCTACTCAAAAACCAATCAAACAATCCTATCGTATTTCAACGATTGATAAACAGACTTGCTACTAGTCCAAAGAATACTACGCTTAAACATGCAGATCCAGAAAAAGTAAGGATTGCTAGAGAAAAATATTACGAATCGAAGAGTAACAACATAAGTATGATTGATGCATCAATGACTATTAAAGGCGATCCTTATTGGCTAGAAGGATATATGTCGCCTGCTATGGTGAAGAAAGAGTATGCTGATATTGACACCACACGAGGCTTAAACGCATCGACAACATTAAATGGCAGTAATGGATTAATATTAATGTCTGGTATTGCTGCCGGAACTGATTTGCATGATAATGTTCTTAAACGAAATCTAATCACAAGTTTGTATGTAGTTACTGTTGTTAGTAGTTCCTTTAGCCAAGGTATATTCACTCAAACTTTAAAGATGAGAAAAAATACTGAAGCCGAACATATGGCGACTGTCGTGGCAGAAATAGATTTAGAAGAGGTAGAAACAGGTGATACAAATGTAGCCACTGGCGCTGGTAACGGTGGTAAAGTTTATGAACCATTGCCGGAGATACCGAAGGGCTTATTGCCACCAAGCGTTCAGCACAAGATAACAAATCCACATTTTGTATCACCAGATGGCTCGTTACGAAGTAAATTTGGAACTGGCTTTATTGGTCCACATGGCAACATTATATCCCAAGGCGAATTAAAGAAAACGAGTAATACTGAAAACTCACAATTATACTATTTCCAAACACAGCCAGGCCCCGGCTTAATCGCTTTTGTTAAACGTAAAGAAAACTTTATCGCAACCGCTTTCTGGGATAATAAGCAGTGGACTAATGGATATGGCACAAAAGCAAAAAGTTCTACAGAAACCATATCTGAGCATGAGGCAACAATTAGACTAAATGCAGATCTTACTGCCCGTAAAACCTATGTTGCTTCGTACGGACAAAAACATGGATATACGTGGGATAACAATCAAGTTGATTCTATGACTAGTTTTGCACATAATCTAGGTACTGGCGCAGTTGGACAAGTAACCAACAACGGTACTCGCACAAATGGAGAAATTGCAGAAGCAATGAAATTATATTATAATGCAAATGGAGTAGTATTACCAGGACTCACAACACGTAGAAACGAAGAAAGTGCTTGGTTTAGACGAGGTATATAGAGAATTTATTATGGAATCAAAATTATCAAAATCAAATAGAAAAATATCAGAACTAGAGGCGTCTCCTATTATAGACGCATTAGGTAAGGGTATCTATAAGGCAATAACTATTATTACTAATCCAGTGTCTAAAGAAAAATACATTGATCCTGCTGGCCGTGGTAGATTGGCGGCATATGTTCCTGTATTAGGTGGCAATCCAATCGATCCGATGTATTTTGACCATGCTAGTGCTACTGGTAATGTTGGTACACCAGTAAAAGAAGGAGAAACTATTCTTGTTTTCTTTGCTGAAGGTGGCAAAGCAACGGAAGGATTTTGGTTTGCAACTGCTCAACAGATTCCTGATGTTGTGAGTGGCGGTGTGGTTGGAAAACCTAAAATAGATGGATCGGGAATGGGTGAGGCGCCATTTGACAATATTCTAGTGCCTAAAGTTACCCCCTCTACCGTTGGCCAAGCGGAACTCCCAGACGAAGAACAAGAAAATAGCATAAAAAGTTACAGCACAGCAAAACAAGGAACATTCAGTGATAGCCTAAGAGGCACATCTACTGCTTCTCCTCGCAGAGATGCAAACTACGAAATACCACAGTTATCTAAAGTTACTGGTTTTAAAACACCAGGAGAGTCTGCAATTACACTTGATGATGGCAGTATTGATGATACGGGTGAAATTCATCCCGAGCAAATAAGAATAACAACTTCTTCAGGCGCGAGTATTGTGTTAGATGGTGGCAACGACTTCATTTATGTTGTCAACAGTAGTGGCTCTGGATGGGTAGAGATTGGAGCCAATGGCGAAGTTATGATATATGCTGAGGGTTCACTGAATATGAGAACAGAAAAAGATTTCAATCTTCGAGCAGATAAGAATATCAACTTAGAAGCGGGCGAAAATATAAACATACGCAGTGTTGGCACTACTAAAGTTAACACAGATAAAGAATTACATCTACGAAGCAAAGGAAATCAATTTTTACAAAGTGAATCGTCAATGAATATTAATGTTGGAGTTAATTGTGTAGTAACTACTGGAGGCATCTTAGACTTAAATGGTCCACTTGCTCCCGAATCTGAAATTATTTTAGTTGGACCACCAATGCCAGATGTACAAAACTTAGAGACTACTGAACTAAAAGACACGATTGTATCTGCTCTGCCAACACATGAACCATTTATAAGACCACAAGCAAAAAAACTATCAACGAGTGCATTTGCAATAGCAGCCGCCAGCGATGATGGATTAACAAAGTCAGGACTAAAATAATGATATACGACAAACGAAAAGGTTCATTATTAAATTACATACAATTGCCATTGCATGTTATAACTTCGTCTGGTACATTTCTAGGAACAGGATATGACGTAAATGATAAACCAACATATATACTTTCTCATCTAAGAGTAGATATGAATGATGTAAAAGATTTGACGTTCTCATCTGTGAGTAAACAGGCTATAATATTAGACAATACGCCCGCACTTACTGTTAGAGATAATCTAGTTGGGTACAATTATAAGATATCAGATACTGAGATAAATTACGGATATATCACGGTTTCATCTACTCGTATAGATATTGTAGGAAAAAAGATAACGAAAGGAATGGCTGATTTTATCTTAGAAAAACAGTTACGAAACATTGGCAACGTATTAGAAAGATTCATTAAAGTAAAAATATCACAACCACATTATGATGCATTATTGTATCACTTCTTTATTGAAGGAGTTAGCACGATAGAAAATAGTTCAATTGTTAAACTCATAAATGCCAAAGACTGGTATTCAGTGACAGATGAAATTCAATCATCAATAATGAAGAACGGCAAGGTAGACGAGAAACTGGCTCAACAAAAAATCAAAACTGCCAAGATGTTCAGTTACGTACCTGGCTTCTCTTAACGACTGTTTATAACTTTATCTGCTAAACCATACGCAACAGTTTCTTCTGCTGACATGAAGTTATCTCGCTCCATTGCTTCAGTTAATTCATCAAATGTCTTACCAGCAGAATTATGACTTACGTAGATTTGAGTTAATCTTTCTTTCATTTTCATAATTTCATCAACTTGAATCTTCATATCAGTTGCCTGTCCACCAGCACCACCACTAGGTTGATGTATCATTGTACGAGCATTTGGTAGGACATGCCTCTTACCTTCAGCACCTGCTTGTGCAAGTAACGAACCCATGCTACATGCTTGTCCCATTACTGTAGTAGCAACAGGCGAACTTATGAACTGCATAGTATCATATATTGCCATACCAGATGTTACTGCCCCGCCAGGAGAGTTGATATAAAAATGAATATCTTTTTCTGGATTCTCTGCTTCTAAGAACAATAATTGGGCACAGATTAAGTCTGCCTGGTAGTCATTTACCTCACTAGTCAAAAATATTACTCTTTCTTTTAATAAACGAGAGAAAATATCGTAACTACGTTCTCCATTTGCTGATTGGTCAACGACCATTGGTACTAGATTTGGCATGAATTATTATCCTTGTTGTGATTACTAATGTTATTTATATACTATCATAACATTATTCTGTCCATTTGTCAATCTAAAACTACGAATATTACCTGAAGATAAATACTCTTAGATATAAACTACAGAGAAAATAAAGTTATGCCAACATTCACGGGTTTTAGTACAAAAAATAGAAATGCAATAAATCATCAGTTATTTGATAAAGAACTGGTGATTGAAGACCTTATGAATCATATCATGACTCGAAGAGGTGAACGAGTGATGTTACCTACTTATGGGTCGATTATACATGATATGTTATTTGAGCCACTAACTGAAGAAACTACTGATTTGATTGAAGAAGATTTAACAAATATTATAAAAGATGACCCGAGATGTAACTTTGTTAGTATTGATATAACAGACTCTGACCATACAATAAATGCAACAGTGAAACTTGAAATACTGCCATCAAATGAGCCAGTAGAATTAAGTATCGATTTAGATAGAGAATAATAGAGAGAATAATATGAGCCAAGAACGTACAGACAATTTATTTGCAAGTGAAAGTTGGACAGCAGTATATACTGCGTTCACCAACATTAGTCTTAAAGCATACGACTTCGATACAATTAGAGAAGCCCTACTAGCATACACGGTTCAGACTTATCCTGATAAATTTAACGACTTCATCGCAAGTTCAGAATTTGTTGCAATTTTAGACTTAGTTGCTTATATGGGACATAGTTTATCATATCGTTTAGATATGAACACCCGTGAGAACTTCATGGATACTGCTGAACGTAGAGCGAGTATTCTACAAATGGCAAAGACGTTAGGTTACAACAAAACTAGACCAATCAACGCAAAAGGCTTTATGAAGATTACTAGTGTGTCAACTGACGAAAATGTCTATGACAATCTAGGTGTCTCTCTCGCTGGCAAAACTGTCAACTGGAATGACAGTAACGACATAGATTGGTATGAAAACTTTATCAGTATTTTAAATTCTTCTTTCTCTGCTACTACTAAAATTCAGAATCCTACATCTGAGTTGGCAATCGCAGAAGTGAGTCACTCTTTGTATGAAATTAATGAAGACTCTGAATCAAAAAGTGTAAACTACAAATTTTCTAGTGATATTGATGGTGGAAATAGAAGTTTTGAAGCAGTTCGTGTAGCATTCGACACAGTTAGCACAAGAATATACGAAGCCGAGCCAAGACTAGAGAACAACTTTACGATTATTAATCGAAACGACAATCTGGGTTCTGCGAGTGATAGAACTGGATTCTTTGTTTATGCAGTTGCAGGCTCATTAGGATTTGAAGACTTCACTTATAATACTCAAATTTCAAACAGAATAGAATCAATAAATGAAAGTAATATATCTAATTCTGATGTATGGATTCAAAAGATAGACTCAAATAGAAATTATGCATCAAGCGTAACAAAAGTAGATAACGAAACAAGAGAAACAGCAATCTATAATAGTTTGCGAACTGGTTCTGGCGACCTCGTAAGTGTTAATTCTATAGACAACAATGGAATAGAACTACATTATCCAGATGGCGTATTTGGTAATGCGGCAGTCGGCAACTACAGAGCATGGTATAGAACGGTTGACAACGCTAATTTCTCTGTAAATGCGAATGACATTACTAATACAACTATAACAATTCCGTACATAGGCAGTGATAATAGAACCCATAGATTGTCAATGACAATTAGCAGTACACAAGATTTTAGTGAGAACTTCTCTGGCGAAACATACACGAGTGTACGCAGAATCGCACCAAGAAGTTATTACGCACAAGATAGAATGGTCAACGCACAAGATTATAACGTATATCCTCTTACTCTTGGAAATAACGTTGTTAATAAAGTTAAAGCAGTAAACACTTCTTTTGCTGGCAACTCACGTTTCTATGAGATGGATGATGTTTTAGGACACCACTCTAACTTGAGTATAACAGGGTCAGATGGTAGTGTATTTGTCGAAGACGAGCCAATATCAACTTCACTAAGTTATAATAGAGCAAAAGGAAACAGTGATAATTTTGTAAGAAACGAAATAGCAAGTGTAATAAAACATCCAAGTCTTTTAAATAAATTCCTTCATACGAACGAAAATAATAATGATGAAGTGGTGTATATTAACTTAGGAAAAGACTATACAATTAGTGCAACAGACGGAACTACAATATCATCAAGTGCAGTTGGTGGCATGATTCATACAGTTTATGTAGGAGATACTCTTGAACTGACAACTACTTCTGGAACTACTATTTGGGCAGATGTAACAAAAGTAGAGCCAGTAATCGCCCCCGCAACAGTTCCAAGTACTTTCACATTAAGTAAGTTTATTTCAGAAGTAGGAACAATAAAAACATTAGTAAGGGGATTTAGAACTAAATTCACAGACGTTGAGAAAAACGCAATTAAGGATAAAGTTGACCTAGATACACAAACGTTTACTTTATACTATACATATACAATCGTCTCACCTGCTGTATTACCAACTTGGAATTGGAGTTTAACACAGGTGGCAATCGTTTCTGGTGCATTTCTGGTGGGCAATGAATATACTATTGCAACTGCTGGCACAACAGACTTTACATTAATTGGCTCTACTGACAGTGTTGTTGGTACAAAATTCAGAGCAACGGGAGTCGGCACAGGAACTGGCACAGCATCACCTGCCGACGTTAGTGTTCTGTTTAATTATAAGTCTGGAATCAGAGATAATGAAGCAGAATATACTGCAACATTTACTGGTAAAAAAGTAGCATTTGAAAGCAGAGACCAAGTCAAGTTTTTCTACGGCAACACTACTAATGTAATCGACAACGAAACGAATTTATCAAAACGAGACACAATATTTTTTAATCACTTATCTACCTCTACATCTACTGGTAGTGGTATTTCATACAACGACCCTATTACAGTGGGACAAGCGCCCATATCAACAGTAGTAACTGATGGTGGAACAGGTGCAACATTTAATGCAATCTACAAATATACTGGAGCCCCAGCCACTTATGCATTAACTGAAGATGTCATAACTGCTGGAACAAC